CTATTTGTTTTTTAAAAATAGCCGAGAATCTTTCTCATAAATCTAACTTCATACGTTATACGTATAGAGAAGAAATGGTAATGGACGCAGTGGAAAATTGTTTAAAGGCAGTTGAAAACTATAACATAAATGCTACTACACGAACAGGAAAGCCAAATGCATTTGCATATTTTACTCAAATAATATGGTACGCTTTTCTAAGAAGAATCAATAAAGAAAAGAAACAGCAGGATATAAAACAAAAATTTATGTCTCAATCTGGTGTTGAAGCATTTATAATGTTAGGTGATGAAGAAGGTGGTCAAACTGTAGCCAATCACTTTGTAGATGTTTTAAAAGATAGAATTGAAAAAGTTAAAACATATGATAACGAAATAAAAGAATTCACTAAGAAGGAAAAAATAAAAAGAAAAACTAAATTAGCAGACTCCAACTTAGAGGAATTTTTTTAAATAATGAAACTTGCTATATTGAATGATACACACACTGGAATACGTAATAGTTCAGAAGTGTTTTTAAATAATGCTGCAAAATTTTATGATGATGTTTTCTTTCCATATTGTATAGAAAATGATATAAAACAAATAGTCCACTTAGGTGATTATTATGATCACAGAAAGTTTGTAAACTTTAAAGCTCTTAATCATAATCGCAAACACTTCTTAGATAAGTTAAGAGATTATGGAATGTCTATGGATATCATACCAGGAAATCATGATACTTACTACAAGAATACTAATGATTTGAATTCTTTAAAAGAGTTACTTGGTCATTTTATGAATGAGATTCATATTATAATGAAGCCTACAGTTATGGATTATGATGGTTTTAAGTTAGCAATGCTGCCTTGGATTACTTCTGAAAATTATGAAGAGTCTATGAATTTTA